GCCGTATTCGTCTAACAGGAAGTGAGGACATATAACGAGCCGTTCTAGGTCGTCTACTAGGATAATACCGCAGCTCACGGCGATGGCCACTTCAATGTGCTTCAGCTCCTCAAGATCCCGCCAGCCTACGTTAGCGCCGCCTTGGGCGTCCTTCCAAACTACTCGATAGATGTCCATTACCACTTACCTTACGTTAAGTTTCGAGGGAACTTACAGAAGAAGCTCTCGAACAACGGGTTGAAGGCGTCCTTGGTTGCTTGGTCAACCGCTGAGTTGTTGAAGCGGAAGTAAGCAATGTTCAAGCTGCCCGCTGACAGTGCGTGAGAAGTGGGCTCAAGGGCCGTGAACAAAGCCTCAGCCGCTGAAATGCTCAGGGCAGCCTGCGCCACCATGAACTCAGCACGTAATAGCTGAGCAACTCTCTGCTCCTCTGCAATGTACTCAGCGGTGGTGATGCCTCCGTTGAACAGCTCAGACTGTACAGAAAGCCGGGCTTCGTCGATAGTCAGTTCCTGTACCTTAGCGCCTGTGGGGGCTGCACCGTCAGCCGGTACTTTGTACAGATACCAGTCTCCAGTGGTTACATCACCGCTGGTGAATAGCGCAGGGGAAGTACCGGGAATAGACCCGGCACCTACCTGAACACCATCGCCTACAGTGGCTACATTACGAACTACAAAGTATCTATTCATTACACACGCTCCACGAAGTTAGCTGTTGTGCCGTTGACGAGAGTTCCAGTTACGACAGCGTTCTCGCCAGTGATGTTGGGGTACGTGTCCTCGCCCATTGTGACGAAGTCGGTCAGCTTCGTACCCGCGAAGGAGTACAGAGCGAAGTCGTCAGAGGAGAAGAACTCAGCCAGCTCAGCATCGGTGAGGCTAGCGCCTGAGCACACCAGCAGGTTGTCCACAGACGTGTTCCAGTTAGGAACCGAACCAGCCGTTGAGGAGGTCGTAGCGTTACCGATGGTCAGGCTGTTAGGCGTTCCAGTAGTGACACCGCCAGTACCCAGCGCAGCTTGGTGCTTCAGTACGCCGTTCCACCAGAGCTGTACGTGTGTGCCGTTAGCGCGGTAGGCGATCTTGTCACCAGCCGCGATGCCCGTCATGTATGCCGCAGTGTTCCAGCTCAGCGCACCCGCTCCGTTACCGAACGTGCTGTGTAGCCCGCCGTTGTAGAAGACGTGGCTGTTAGAACCAGACTGTACCGTGGACAGCTTGTCGCTGTTGCCGACGTATCCCGTGTCAACGGTGAAGCCCAACGTCCACTCAGCGCCTGCTGACAGGTCGAAGCAGTTGCCCGTGCCGGTCAGGTTGATGTAGTCGTTCACGCCATCCAGCGTTACGTAGTGCGTGTCACCAGCCGCAGGAGCCAGAGCGCCTATGCTAGACAAAGCTGACTGGTATACAATGTTGTTGTACTCGTAGGCTAGGTCGCTAACTACGAACTCGTAGTGCCCGGCTGAGTAGCCAGTGGAGGTAGATAAAGCGCCAAACATAACTGTCTCAGCACTGTTCTGCGGTCCGTTAGAGGAGAATGCGTCCAAAGTACACTCGATGCGGGGCAGACCTACAAAGTCACCGGGGTCGCTTCCCCAGTAGAGCATTACGGTCGAGCCGATGTACGCCGTCAAGTCCATGTACGGATTTGCAGGACCGTAGGTAAGACGCGACTTGTACCAGCCTCCTGCATCGCCTGATCCCGTAGGGGCGGTGTATATAGTAAAGTACGGAGAACCCTCAGCGCGTACGTCTACGATGGCGTACATTCCGTCTAAGTTAGCGAGCGTCATGCTAAGAGACGGGTTTTGGTTTGCTAGGTAGTACCAGTTGATCTTGTCGGTCAGGTCGTTGCTGTTCTTAAAGTACCAGCCGGAGATGTTACCGAGGGGATCAGCAAGGCCCGCAGTCTGTCCACCAGCGATTGCTTGGTTGCTTGCTAGGAGCGTTGTTACGCCGCCATAGCCGCCTGACGCATCAATCATGCTTTGTACTTGAGCTTCGGAAGTACCAACTGCCGTAAAGTTTCCCGCGTTTTCGTTATACACGTAAACCTGCCCACTAGCTGCGTCCACACCCCAGTCGCCTTTCTCCGCCTGTCCGCCAGCTGCCCTCGCTAGGAAGGTGACAGCGGAGTCAAACGTGCCGAGGAACTGTCCAGCGTCTTGGATGCGGCCCAGCTCCTGCCGGACATCTTCGTTCATGTAACCGTAGTACCCGTTGTTATATGTTCTAAGGTCTATCCTATCGGTCATCTAGTTGTCTCCTATTAATTAGACGGGAGGGAGTCCGTCTTGTGGTTTTGGTGCTTGATTCTCCAGCTCAGAAAGCCGACCGACAATCTCAGCCTCGGCCTTAGCCTTAGCGTTAACCATTGTCGTGTCTTGCTTCAGCTGAAGCTCTTGCTCCTTTAGCAGCAGCTCGGCCATCTTAACCTTGCGGGTGAATGCCTGCTCGTCTGCCTTGCCGTCTTGGTTCATGTCGCCGTACTTGAGCGAAAGCTCCTGCGGGTACAGGTCAGCCTCGGTGCTGTACTTCTTAGCCCGGCTAGCTGATTCCATAGCCTGCGACTTGAGTACCTCGATCTGGCCCTGCTGAACCATCATCTCCATCTGCTGAGCTTGCTGCTGCATCTGCTGCGCCTGTGGATCAGGCTGGTTGCCAGCTTCGACGGCTGCGATGAGTTCCTCACGGTTGCTTACGTTCAGGTGGTCAATGATGCCCTTGACAATCGCGCCATGCGCGGGCGACTGCGGCGGGATGACCTGCAGTATCTGAGACAGTTGGTTGACCTCGTATTCACGCGCCATGGCTCCGAGAGAGCTGAAGGGCGAGAACGTGTAGTCAGCCACTGGATAGTTCTCAGGGTCAAACTGCATGTAGCGATATGCTGCCTTGCGGATGAATGGGATTAGGAAGTTCTCTTGGAAGTTAACCAAGGTGCGCTTCTGACGCTTGATGATAGCGCCCTGAGACATGCTCTGGCCCGCTGCCGTTACGTCGTTCTGTACCATTCCTGCGTTGGCTTCTGCCGCGCCTGTGGCTTGGCTGACCATCTGCTGTAGCTGCGCTCCCTGCTGGAAGGTGACAGCGTTCAGCTGGCCGAAGTTGAAGGGCATCAGGACTTCGCCGGGGTTGCCGTTGGTTAACAGCATACGTCCGGGCCTGATCTCCAGCTTCTTGTCTCGTGGCATGCGGGTTGCGTCCGCCGCCATCATGGGGTGGGTGGTGAGGGCGAGTGCGTCAATCCGTGCTCTCAGCTCCGCGTCGAGCGCCTTCTGGCTCATGTACGCTTTCTCACACACGCCACGCCCATGGAACTGACTAGGCACGATGTCCCACTGGAACGCCACTACAGGACGATCCTGACACATATAAGGATTAGGCACTGCCTTGAGTATGACGTCCTCGTTACCGATGACGACGATAGACTCGACGTAGTGTCCGTCTTCCTCAATCTCTTCTTCCTCTACGCCTGCGTCGATGAGCAGATCACGAGGCACCTTACCGTACCACTTGGTCAGGCGAACCTTGTCGCCCTCTTGGTTAGTCTGCAGCGGATCGACCTGAATCTCCTCGTCTGCTGATGCGTTGCCTACGTACTCTTGCAAGTAGACGCCGCTCTCCTGTAGCTCCTCAACGATGTGCCGAGACACGAACTCGTCGATGGCGCAGCCTAGCGCCTCGTCCACGCACGTAGCGTACGGGTCGATTAGGAAGTTCTTAGGCATGACGGGGTTGAGCTTGACGACAGGGCGGTAGCTTTCCTCTACCCCGTACTCCTGCATAGCGCCGTCCATCGTAGGACGTGAAGCAGGCTTGCGTACTTTAACCTCGTCAATAACTACTTCAGCGACACCCGTACCGTAGACAGCTGCGTTAACCAGAACCTCTGCAACGGCGCTGCGTACGCGGGCCAGAGCGAAGTCTTCGTGCAGCTTCTTCTTGATGTAGCCGATGTTGGCTGCTGCCTGTGGGTTAGGCTGCTGCTCAAGGTTGTCCTTGATGTCGAATATCTTACCGCGCCCGAAGGTGGCTTCCTCGACCTCAGCTACGTTAGACTCAACAGCCTGTGCCGTAGCAGGAGCAATGAGGCGGCTTCGCTCGCTCTCGCGCTCTTTGTCTTGGTTGGACCACTGGTTGCGGTAGATACGCATGTACTCTTCATGGCGCTCAGAGTAGTTAGCTTCGTAGTGGTCGCGGTACTCTTGGCACTTGCCCATTACCCAACCAGCTAGGTCTTCCTCGTGGCCTTCCACGTTGTCCTGAAATATATCAATATCCATGCTTAGTATCCTGCGATTATGTCAATGGCTTCGTAGTCGTCGTCAACTTCCAGTCCGGAAGCGTATGGCACTATAGCCATCTGATCAATATAGGAGAGTGCGTCAATAAGGTCATCATGCACCAGCTGACTAGGAAAAGCCGATGCTTCATCCGCGAATGCTGCGTTCCAGTCTCCTCGCTTGAGCTTGATCTTTCCATGTTCGAATCTCCCTTGCAAGGCCCACAGTATGCGGTCCTGCTTCTTGGTGTTGCCGTGACTGAGCAGCTCGATGTGGAACAGCCTGTGCGTCCGGCGCATTAGATCCGTCAGTGGACCCATCACGGCTTGCTGAGCAATGCCCTTCTCGATTCCAACCTTGATTGCTTTGTAGTCTCGGACAGCAGAGAATATCTCGTTCGCCGTGTCGTCCAGCGTCCATCTGCCGTACCGAAGGTCCTCGACCCACCACGTACCTGTGGTATCGACAGCGACCACGGCAATGGCTGAGTTATCTCTTCGCTTGCTCTTGTTCCCTCGGTCTGACTCAAAGCCAGCCAAGTCACAAGCGATATAGTAGTCAACGTACTCAGAAGTCTTAGGCCGTTCGTCATAGTAATCGAAGTCCTCAACGTCAAAGTATTCGCTGCCTTGTGCGTCAAAGGACGCCATGTATTCTTGTCTGAAGGCCCAGCCGGGAAGCGTTGCCTTCGCGTGGTCAATCTCTTCTGGATCCACGAACGGGTTGTCGTATGAGCTAAAGCTCCATGCCTTCCAATTATCCCATCCTTGGGTGCCTACGTACATATCGTAGAAGTGGTTGCGCCCCTCGGGCGTTCCGATAAAGAGAGCGTGGCCTTTCTTGTCTGATAGGGCAGGACGCAGGATGGCTTCCCATACGTCCTTCTTCATAAACGCATACTCATCCAGCACCAGATACTTGAGGCTTACACCTCGCAGTGTGTCCGGTCTGTCTGCGCCCTTCAGATATATTGTGCTTCCCCCAGCTATGTCCAGCGTCAGGTTGTTGACGTTAGACCCGGTGATGATCTCACCTGCCAGCTCGAACAGCTTATCCCACATGATGTCCCTAGCCATGCCCTGTGTGGGCGCGACGTAGAACACCTTGCCATCCTGTCCGTTCAATGCGTTGATGATTAGGGCTACAGCGGCTAGATGACTCTTACCCGTCCGTCGGCCTGCCCCCACGACCTTGAAGCGGCTGGGGTCCTTGAAGACCTCCTCCTGCCACGGGGTCAACTGTAGGTTCAGGTTCGCCATCTCTAAAGCTCTCCGCTCGTTTATGCCAGCCGGAGGAGTAAACACCACTCTCAGGCCTCTGCTTGATTATCCTATCATACTCTGCGTGCCGCGCGTCCACCAACCTGTTGTTAAGGTCGGCGGTGTTGGCGATGGCCTCTCTAGTAGCTGGCCCTGCCTTACCATCCACCTTAGCTCCAGTGGCTCGCTGTATCATAGCGACAGCTCCGGAGTAGCCGTGGTTAACCGCGATGTCCAGAACATGACCGAACACTGGGTCTTTAGGCGAGATGCCTAGGTTTTCTTTGACCGGTCGGGCGTATAGCTCCCTATAGATGTCTATAGCGTCCTGCTTGGTGATCTTCTGCATATCACGGGCCGAGGGAACCTTGCCGTTCACTTCTTCGTATACGGCTGGGGTGACGCCTCGGTTGGTGCCTACCCACTGGCCCTTGCTATTCTTGTTGGCCCCGTCTGTCGTCTTGTTCTGGTAACCACCTTCGTGCTTCAGGATGGTTTCAATGGCCCTAGTCTCCGCCATGCGCTCGGAGTGGGCGGCACTGACTGGATAACCGTAGCTGTCACTCATCGATCTCTCCTGATTCGCCGTTGATTGTAACACCAGTGACGTCAGGAGCGCCAATGCCAGTGATATTAACCTGTACCGCTGCCTGCTGCTTTCCATCCGAAGTGAACCCCGCGACTGGGAAGAGTCTATCTGCCAGCAGCTTCATGGCGACAGCCTGATTCTTGGCCTCATCGTCCAGTGCGGTGGCAAATAGTTTCTCAATTAGCTTAGGGGAGGACGGATGAAGTAGAAGACGCTGCCTAAACTCCTTGAGAGCGGCTGCCTGCTGTCTCTTACTCATCTCTCCCGTAGAGGCCAGCTCCTGCTTGGAGGGCCGACCGACCTTCTTCTCTGACATACTGACCTCATAATGTAGGGAGACCCCAACCAGCCTTAACCTGACGCCTATAGCGACCAATAACCCGGTAGATTGGGGAGACCTCCCATTGTTCTTAGTAGCGAATGCCCTCTTATGCTTAAGCTTAAGCCTTGCTTTCGCTAATAAGCAGTAAGCTAGCTCTTCCTGTACAGCTTAAGCTAAGCTTTCGCTTAGAAGCAGTAAGTAACTACTAACTAAACAGCTTCTAGCTTGGCTTAAGCTATAGCATAAGTTTGTTGTCTCTATAGTATAGCAGAATCCACACCGGATAAGGGGTAACTTTGGGTATATGCACCAGATTAGTGCACAGGATAGGGCTTCTGACCGACGAATAGGAGGCCATTTGTCCCTCCCTTTCCAGTAGCATAAGGCACCACTGTCGTCTGGAGCTTTCTTCAGTGTTATCAAAGGCTTAGCAGCAGATGGCAACACTGTTTTCTGGTCTCTTGGTGTGCCAAAAGCTTCCCACTTGTGGGTCTTGAGCGTACTTTAGGGGTCAAAAGTTCCCTTTTGCAAGCGGAAGCAGCACCCCCGCGCGTGTGGATAACCCACAGGCCCCCCGCCCCCTTATCCACAGGCCTATCCACACGCATATGCACAGGTTATGCACACGCTCAGGCGGCCGGATATGCCCACAGGTTATGCAGATGGGCGCTCAAATGCAGGCAGGAGAGAGGCAGGTGCGGCACCCACCAGCACCACATCAGCTACACCAATGCCATCACCACCACCCGACAGCCAATCGACTGGGGGGTCTCATGCATTGACCAATGGCTGGCCCACAGAGAGGGCGACAGGATGGCCTGATGCACTGGCCTATAGAGAGGGCGACAGGATGGCCCACAGAGAGGGCGACAGGATGGCC